ATCATGATGACTATAAGTATAAATCTTTATATTATAGGGCTGCGGATTTTAATCCAGGTAAAAATAGTGGACATTGGGGTGTTTATACCAATAGGTATCTTGCCGAACATTTTTATTTAGAATATACTAATAGGACAAAAGAAATTGAATAGAGTAGCCATTAAGTTTTATCAAATTGTTATATTCTTTTTAAGAATAAAAAGAAAAAAAAATCATAAAAATAGGTTTATATACTGATGATAATTCTTGGAATTAATGAAACATCTCACGATGCATCAGTATCTTTGATTCAAGATGGGGAGGTCTTATTTGCTGGACATGCAGAAAGATATAGCAAAAAGAAAAATGATTGGTACAACAATGATGAACTCATCAAAGATGCATTAAACTATGGAACACCAACCCATATAGCATATTACGAGAAACCGCTATTAAAAAAATCTAGGATTATGTTGCGTGGTGGAGCAGCAGACTGGAAACCCAACATTCCACTTGATCTTCCAGTAAAATATTTTAAACATCATCACTCTCATGCAGCAGCAGGATATTACACCAGTCAATTTAACGATGCTGTAATAGTTGTTTTAGATGCAATAGGAGAATACAATACCTCAACCATTTGGACTGGTGAGGGAGAAAATATTAAATTAGTACATAAGGAAAACTATCCATTTAGTTTTGGTCTATTTTATTCAGCATTTACACAATTGATAGGCCTTATGCCAAATCAAGAAGAGTACATAATGATGGGTATGGCTGCATATGGAGATTGGAAAAAATATTATAAAAAAGTACATGAATACTTCCCTAACTATCACACTCAAAAGTATAACTTTCATAAAGGTATAACAGATTGGGGATGGATTTCTGAACAAGATAAGTTTGATATTGCTGCTGCAGTTCAAGCAGTATACACAACAAGACTTATGGAGTTTATGAGGATGGCTAAACTAATTACTAATAAGAAAAATTTAGTATTCATGGGTGGATGTGCACTAAACTCTTCTGCCAATACCAACTTATGGAAAATATTTGATTCGGTTTGGATTATGCCAAACCCAGGGGATGCAGGCAGTTCTTTAGGTGCAGCAGCAGCGCTATATGGAAAGCATATAGACTGGAAGAGTCCATATCTAGGCCATGACATAGGTGGAGAGTATCCCGTTCAAAAAATTGTTGACGGTATATTAAAAGATAAGATAGTTGCAGTAGCAAACGGTAGAGCAGAGTACGGCCCAAGAGCATTAGGTAATAGAAGTATCTTGGCAGATCCAAGGGACCCATCTATAAAAGACAAGGTTAATTTAATTAAACAGAGAGAGCCTTTTAGACCCTTTGCGCCAGTTGTTATGGAGGAGCATGCAAGTCAATGGTTTGATATGAACTTTACCTCACCCTATATGCAGTATACCGTTAAGTGTTTACAGCCAGACAAAATTCCATCAGTTGTTCATGAAGACGGAACATCTAGAGTTCAGACTGTAAATAAAAAACAACACCCTGGTTTGTGGGAAGTTTTAAATATTCTTAATGATAAGACTGGTGTGCCTATCTTGCTTAATACAAGTTTAAATATTAAAGGGCAGCCTTTGCTTAATGATATAATTGATATACAAAAATGGGAAAGTTATTATAATTTTAAAATTTATTCAGGAGTAGATACAGTATGAAAGAATATATTAAAACTATGATATTTTATAGAATAAATTTTTACCTTTCAAAATTAAAAAAACAAAAAGTTAAAGATACAGACAGGTTTATTTACTAATGTTTTTACTGCCTGATAAATACTCAAGAGAATATGCTAAGGGCGTCTACTCTGAAGAAGCAAAATATCATATAGAATCAATTTATGGAAACAAACTTTTGGGTGGTGCAAAACCAAACTCATCGCATTACGGTATTTTTCATGGTGATTTAAATATACATACAGATCAAACCACACTATATAGACACAACAACTTTGGTTATCGATCAGACTTTTGGGATGGCAGTCATCAAATACTTGCACTTGGCTGCTCAAATACATACGGAGCGGGAATACCTGAAGAGGGAAGATGGACAGATATACTTCAAGAGTTAAGCAATAAAAAAGTTGCAAATCTTTCTTGTATGGGGCAATCTATAAATTTTTTGATATCACAAGCATTTGCATATTTTAAAACTTTTGGTAATCCAGAGTACGTTGTTTGCCTGTTGCCAGACCCTCTTAGAATATATTTACCTACTAACGGAAAACTGCTTGACTCAAAAAATAATAATGGTCAACTTATGAAAGTAATATATGTTAATTCAAACGAATATTCAGAGGACAAACCTAAATATTTAAAAAAACCTTACTACTACGAGGACGTTCTTCCAGTAGATGTTTCATTATTTTTTTCTATGCAATCAATACATGCTTTAGAGCAATACTGTAATTCACACAAAATAAAACTTATCTGGTCATCTTGGGAGACTCACTTTCAAGATTTTATTTCTACTTTATCAGATATTTCTTTAAATAATTTTATTAAAGATGACTCACTTAAAATAATAGACTCATATCTTGATGCCGAATGTCATTTAAATTATAAAGAAAAGTTTGATTATTATTTTGTTCATGGAAGAGATGACGAACCAGTGTCTCGGATGCATCCAGGGGTTCATAAAAATATCCATGTTGCAGAATGTTTTTATGAGGAATTTAAAAAATTGTAGTAGTATGGTATAATATTAAAGTACTGCCTTCGGGGGTACACTAACTTATTCGCTTGAAAGGGGAATAAAAATGGTAACACAGTTTGGTCTGGATCTATTTAATGATCCTTTTTTTATTGGCTTTAACAGAGAGTTAAGCCGTCTTAATAATGCACACAAAGTAAACTCGCAATCATATCCTCCATATGATCTTGTCAAACTAGATGAAGATACATATAGGCTATCTATTGCGGTTGCAGGATTTACCAAGGATGATATTGATGTTTCAGTAGATAATGGAACACTTATCATTAAGGGTGAGATTACAGAAGTTACGGATGCAGAAGTGGTACACAAGGGTATTGCAAGCCGTAAGTTCACACGCTCATTCGCTCTTGGTGAATATATGGAAGTGACTGGGGCAGATCTTAAGGATGGTATGCTACATATTAATGTAGATCGTATTATTCCTGAAGATAAGAAGCCTAGGTCAATTGCAATTAACTAAATTTCAGGACGCTACCTGGGACAACCTGAGCAAGTTGCAAAAAGGCTCATTCTTTGGTATACTGGTAAGACAAAACTTAGGAGGTTTTTATGGCTGTTAAAGGCTCACTAGAAGCAATTATTGAAGTTGCAAAGAAAGAAGTAGGAACTGTTGAGGGTCCAAAAGATAATGAAACAAAGTACGGTGCATGGATGAAGGTAAACTTTCAACCTTGGTGCCAATCATTTGTTTCCTGGACTGCTTTTACATCTGGTCTAGATCCAAAGAAGTATCCAAAGACTGCATCAACTGTTGCAGCAGCAGATTGGTTTAAGAAAAATAATCGTTGGGCAGATGCTCGTAATGATGATCCAACACCAGGAGACTGGATTTATTTTGATTTCCCAGATGATGGTGTAAATCGTATTTCACATGTTGGTCTTTGCATCAAGAACAATGGCGATGGAACAATTCAAGTTATTGAAGGCAATACTTCAGGAACTGCAAAGGGAGATCAGCGCAATGGTGGAATGTGTGTAGAAAAGACTCGTGCTTATGTAAAGAATAAAAAAGGACTTCTTAATGCAGTTGTTGGTTGGGGTCGTCCAGTTTATGCAGGAGAAGAAAATGCTCCACTATTATCAAAGGGTGGTGCTGTGTCAGAGTCAACACCTGCTGCAAAGCCAGCAGTAAAAAAGTCTGCAGCGTTTAAACCACTTAAAAATGGTTCAAAGGGTGCAGGAGTAAAGACTGTACAAACACTTCTTGGAATTAAAGCAGATGGTGATTTTGGTCCAGGTACTGCAAAGGCTGTTCAGGACTTTCAGAAGAAGGCTGGACTACCAACAACAGGTGTAGTAGATCAAGCAACTCTAAAAGCGCTAAAGGCCAAGTAGTATGGAATCAAAAAAGAGGTCACTCTTAAAAACAATTAGTTGGCCAGTAGTACACTTTACTTTTGTTTCTGGAATTATCTACTTTGTTCTTAAGTATTTTACTGGAGAAGCAGATTGGGAATATGTTGGTTTATATGGACTATCATACCTAACACTAGAGATGTTGTTCTATTTCACACATGAAAGATTGTGGGCTAAGTTTGGAAACAGGGTAAAGTAATGAATGAAAGTTTATCTCCAACCAATATTTTTGGAGGAGCAATTGCTGTATACGAAAATGTTCTAGATAACTATGATGAACATATAGATATTGTAAATATGTTATCCAATGATGATTCTTTGGAGATAAAATTTTATGATTCTACAGTTCTTGGTTGGTCAAAAGACGAATCTCTTGAGCGTATTTCTGAGTATAGCGAAGTACGAACAGGAAGCCAACTTCATGTAACAACTGACTATAACAATGATGAACTAAGCAAACTCCACAATATATATACCGACATTGTTTTTACAAGGCTTAAATCATACAAAGAAATGTTTGGAATATTAGAAGATATATATAATCCAGAAAATTTTCAACTATTAAAATATGAAACTGGACAATATTTTCAAGGCCATCATGACTCAATTCCAGGCACTAACAGATCAATTTCTATACTTATATATTTAAATGATGACTACGAAGGTGGAGAAATTGAGTTTATTTATTTTGATACAAAAATAAAACCTAAGGCGGGAACACTAATCATGTTCCCTTCTAATTACCCATATAAGCATGTGGCTCACCCAGTTACAAAAGGAACCAAGTATGCTGTAGCAACATTTTTACATGAAAGGTAATGGCAAGTGGCATTATATGAATACGATTGTCTGCCCTGTGGTGACAGATTTATTAAGGAGAGGTCTATAAAGGACTCTGATCCAGGATACACATGCGAAACTTGTAATAACGTTCTGGTTCGTGTATACTCTAATGTAGGAGCAGTTTTTAACGGTAGTGGCTTTTATAGCACCGATAATAGAAAGCGGTAGTATACTATGAGTATGACAATTGAACAAGAAGAGCAACTATGGATTTTAGATGCAACAGATAGATGCGATTCTTGTGCTGCACAAGCATATGTAAAAGTTATTGGTAGGTTAGGAGAACTGCTATTCTGTAGCCATCACTATAACAAAATCATGGACAATGCTGTTGGGTATGACAAAATGATGAAGTTTATGGTAGAAATAATTGATGAAAGAGAGAGACTTGATAGTGGGAAATAATAAACATCCATTTAATACTACACAGATTAAAAATGGAAGAATTGTAAAATTACGAAAAGATGGACGGATCAAAGCAGATCTAGGCCCATACTATGCTAATCATAACAAACCTGTAGTTCGTAAGTCTGGTAACTAAACATGTATCAATACTATGTTCGTAAGGTAGAAAATGTCGTTGATGGAGATACCATCGATGTTTTAATTGATTTAGGGTTTGACATTTTGTTTTCATCTCGTGTTCGTCTTGCTGGTATTGATACTCCAGAGTCACGCACAAAAGATCTAAAAGAAAAAGCGCTAGGTCTTGAGTCTAAGGAGTACCTAAAGAAGGCTTTGAAAGATGCCAAGTCTGTTGTAATTAAGACTGAGAAGATGGATTCATCAGAAAAGTATGGTCGTATTCTAGGCTGGATTTATATCAATGATGATACTGAATCAATCAATGATAAGATGATTAATGATGGGTATGCTTGGGGATATATGGGAGATACCAAGGTAAAAGATTTTGAGGCACTTAAAAAGGCTAGAGCAAAGTCTGGTAAGTAATGAAACACATACTTTACTTTACTGCTGATTGGTGTAACCCTTGTAAACGTACAAGGCCGATTGCAGAAGAGTTAGATAGAGATAATGTTATTAAGTTTCAGTTTATTGATGCTGATGACAATGGTGATCTTTGCAGGAAGTTTGAAATTAAAGCGATACCAACTTTTATTTTAATTGAAGATAACAAAGAAGTACGCCGTATGAATGGTGCTAAAACAAGAGAGCAGATTGAGGAGTTTATCAAAGGTGAATAATGAAGATGCCATGATTGATGATTTAATTCTTCAGGGAGCCCTAGAAGTTGCTGGCATTGACTCACAAACTGGAGAATTCTTGTATTCTGTAACTGACAAGATGAAAGATATAATGCCTGATCTTTATGAAGAGCATCTTAATACTGTTAATAAAGACATAATGGCCCTATGGGAAAATGGTTTTGTTGATGTAGATTTTAATGAGGACAACCCCATAGTAAGGCTGTCATTTAAGGCACATGATGTTAAGGCAATTAGCATGCTTCCAAAAGACCTACAGTGGGCCTTGGAAGAGATAAAGCGCCATCTAATGGGTTAAACTCTGATATAATGGTTTGATAGTACTAGGAGGTTCCCATGCCATATAAGGTAGGAGCAAAAGGCTCATACGGCTGTTCTGGCTACCCTGCAGTTAAAGAGGGTGGAGAAGTTATGGGATGCCACAAGACGAGAGCAGAAGCAGCAGCGCAGATTTATGCTATCAATCGTAGCGAAGGAAACATAGACAAAAATATGACCCCAATTAAAGAGGGGGATTTTGTGATGGGAATGACAACTGAAGGAATGGTTCATGGCATGGTGGAGCACATTATGGTTGAGGGTGGTACATTGGGAACACCTGGATCAGAGTATGCACTCGAATCAATGCCTCCAGAAAATCCAGCAATGTCTGTAAGAATTTATGAAGAAGAAGATGGTGGTTGGGAGCCAACTGCATATAGTATTGGAATGATGTATAAAGATGCAGAACTAATTGACATCAATGATCATTCTATGGAAGATGGAGAAGACAACATGGATGCATATGATAACTCAATTGGTAAGCAAAACTGCTGCCCAGATCAAGTTTTAACAAATAAGGCATATCAAGGTTGTGGATGTGAAACATGTAAGGAATTAGATGTTGATTGTCCTGATTGCCCAGTTTGTAGTGATAGTATGAACAAGCAAGCACCATGCTGGGATGGATATGTACAGCGTGGGATGAAGCCAGGAGAAGGCGGAAGAATGGTTCCTAATTGTGTACCTGCTGCAAAAGCAGATGACATCTGGGAAGATGATGACACAGTAGTTTATGAAACAGATTCTGTTCAAAAAGCAGAAGGATATTCACCACCAGCAGGGGCAAGAGCAGCAGCAAGAAAAGCAATTAAATTTAAAGAACAGGGAAAAGCAAAAGGTGCAGGTACATCAGTAGGTTGGACTCGTGCAGGACAACTTGCAAGAGGAGAAACTTTATCTCTTAGTACTGTTAAAAGAATGTACTCATATTTTTCAAGACATGAAGTTGATAAGAAGGGTAAGAACTGGGCGAACCAGTCTGATCCATCAAATGGTTACATCATGTGGCTTGCATGGGGTGGAGATGCTGGATTCTCTTGGTCACGAGGTATTGTAGAGCGTGAAAAGAAGAAGGCCGATACTACTTGGGTAGGAAGCGCATTTAGTTTTAGAAAGAAATAAAAATGATGTACTTGTTGGCAGTGCCCTTGACATTGCTTGCTTTTTGTTCTATAATTGTTACAATAAAGAAAATCAATAGGCGTAGACACTCTTATGTAATATATCGTCAAAGCGATATACATAAAATGTTAAAATATTTTTTTTCTTTGGACATACAAAATACTCCTAAACCTAGTTCGCAGTTGACAAAACGAACAGAAAAGGATATGATTAGAGTAATTGTTATGGGATCTCAAGCATATTGGGTTTCTAACAATACATTCTATGTTGCAGATGCTTTTGATGGAGAGGTAATTACCGAAACAGCAAAGCCAGTAGATGTACAGAGTATGTCTAAATTAGATGTAGAAAAAATGCTATCTATACTGGATAGTTTAAATAGTGGACAGGGAAACGATGATAGTAGCAGTACAAGGAACGAATGATTTTGATGACTACAACATCTTTATTCGTGCTATGGGTGTGGCTCTATCTGGCATGCCAGAAGAAGACAAAGAGTTTGTAATCTACTCTGCTGGACCTGTTAAGATTAATGCTTTTGTTTCAGAGTTTTCAAATTTATCTGAACGTGGAATGAAGGCCAGGGGTCGTAAAATTAAGTTTTACAAAGTTGCTAATGTGTGGTTAGAAGAAAATATAAACCAAGTTAACTACTTTGCATTTCTTAGCAGACCTAAGCAACCAAATTCAAAACTTGTTGATGTTGCTGAAAAAAACAATATTGAAGTAGGAATTTTTCGTTACTAATTAAAGGAATAAAACAAATGATTATAAATGATTTAGATACAATGGAAAAGTTAGTAGCGTCTAATCGCTCTTTAGTTTGGGTTGGATGGGATGTTGCAGAGCGTAAGAAAACAGACATGGGCAGAACTGCTGTCAATGGTATTAGAGTCAAAGATCAATGGTATACACAAAAGGTATTCAAACTAGATCGAAACGGCTGGGATATTCCAAATAGATACAAGGTATAGATATGAAGCAGCATATATGGAAAGACAATGCTTCATGTTCTGGATTTGAAACAAATTTATTTTTTGATAAATATGAAGATGATCCTACATTAAGAATAGCCGTAGACTCTATATGTGCCTCATGCCCAGTAGCAAAAAAATGCTTTGCTAATGGTGTATCAGGTAAAGAATGGGGTGTTTGGGGTGGAGTATATATAGAATCTGGAGAAATATCCAGGGAGTTTAATAATCATAAAAGCAAAGGTGATTGGGCACAGACATGGCAAATGCTAACGATGGACTAAGAAAACCAAAAGATTTTGAGGTATTAGATAGTTCTGTTACACTTACTGTTAAAACAAAGTGTCCAGAAAAATGGCTATTGCTAGATAGAGAGACTGGCCAAGTATTTCAGGGAAGTCATAAGGGGCACTGGGACAGGCTAGATCCAGTGGTAAAAGACTAATGTATACAGACTCTATGCGTAGGGCATTTCATGCCGTACAACCCCCCAAAGGCTTTTCTGTTACGGTTATTGATAATGATTCATTTCTTACCGTAAAGTTAGATGAAAAGAAATTTATACATATGGGGCATGATGAAAAGATTCAAGCCTTGCAGTATGTGGTTTCTTTAAAAAAGGCTTTGGAAATGGAAGGGGCAATTGTGCTAGTTACCAGAGAGGCTATAAAATGATAACCAATATTATTATTATATCTTTATCGACTATATGTTTGTCTTTTGCTATTGCATATTATTTGATTACTAAAAAGTTAACAACGATGACACATGAATACGCAACACTATACATAGATCATGTTGCATTAAAAAAATTTATAGAGTCTATAAGTATGGATACAGTAAGTGATCAAGAGGTTCATAAAGAAAATTTTATTAAGTTCTTATCTGATTCAAGGGACTGGGCTTTTTCTTATATTGAAGAGGTGCAGTCTGAACTTAAAAAGTTTATTGAAGAAATTGAGCCAGAGATTAATTACTTTAATGAATATGGTGATATAGCGTCTATGCAACCAAACTATTATTCTTTAAAAAAGATATCGCAAGCGTATTATGAATTAGCAAAACTGCTTCCAAAAGAGGAAGAAGAAGTTAAATGAAGATAGGTGTTTTTCAAAGGCTAGAAAATACTAAAGAGTCTGTGCATGTTGGGTTTGACACATTCCTTTACACCTATCACTACAACTCAATAGATCCATTTGTTTTTATAGCAAAAAATTTTGATTTATATGCAGGCATTAAGTATATGGTTGCAATAAGACCTCATGTTATTTCTCCTCAATATCTTTTAAAAATTTTGCAATCTTTTTACTATATAGATAAAAAAGATAAAGAGCCAATCTTGTTACAGAGATCAAATTTTACAGAAGTTACTCCAGAGAATATTAAACCAATATCGGTGTATATAAACCTAATCACTGGATGTATTGATGATGAAAGACAGCAGCAATATGGCGGAACTATTCAAAATATAAACGATAACTCAACATTTGAAGAAAGATCAGATCATCTAATAAAATTTGTTAATGAATTTAATAGACTTAATGAAATGCATTTTAATAATTTTTTTCATTTAAATTTTTACATAACCACAACAAATCAGTATGTTTTTGATGAAGCAAGTAAAAAGAATAATAAGATGATAATTGAGTATACAGACTATATGGATAAAGTTTTTAATATAACCGATCCTGCCAATGTAATGCTTACCTTTGGTCCTGTAATAAGAAATACTCAAGAAGAACTAGATCTTATAGATAAGACCCCTAGCGATACAGTTAAGCCTAATACAGTATTTTGCACACCAGAACAACTGAGGCAGATGTTAAAAAAGTTTGAACAAGAAGGGATAGAAGAAGTCCTTTTTTGGGCATTAAGTACAGAAAATATTGATAACATATATAATTTTACAAAAGAATACAAGGAGAGTCTAAAATGAAAGATGTTTTATTATCAACACTAACAGGTTTTGGGTGCGGTGTCGTGTTCGCAGCATTCAAATTGCCAGTTCCAGCACCACCAGTTTTTGCGGGAGTTGCAGGAATTATTGGTTTATGGATTGGCTTTACATTACTAACACGAGTTATATCCTAGGAGGAAAACATGAATACAGAACAACTAAAGGCACTGCTATCATCATATGGTCGCTCAGTGCTTGCATCAGGTCTAGCACTATATATGGCGGGAGTTACAGATCCAAAGGATCTATGGACAGCACTAGTTGCTGCAATTGCTCCAGTAGCCATTAGAGCAATTAATCCTAATGATAAGGCATTTGGAGTACTTCCAGATGCTGCAACAGTTGATAAGGCTCTTAAGTCTGCTAAGGCACCTGTCAAGAAGAAGGCAGTAGCGAAGAAGACTGCTGCAAAGAAGAAGTAAGCGTTTGCTTACGGGGTCAGTCTAGAAGTAGGCTGGCCCCATTCTTTATGATAGGATATATACATGGCTAATTTTGGTTCTCTTTGGATTGGTAATCCACTTAGTAAGGTTGAACAAACAGCCTTATCTTCTTTTATATTTTATGGGCACTCTTTTACACTATTTGTTTATGATATGGATATGAAGGTTCCAAATGGGGTTGTTAAGTCTGATGCTAATAAAATAATTTCTGAGTCTGAAATTTTTAAGGTGCAGAACTCATACGGACCATTTGCAGATATGTTTAGGTATACTATGATTCAAAAAACTGGACTTACATGGACAGACACAGACTCGATATGTTTAAGATCTGATTGGGACTTTGGAGATTATCTTTTTGGTTTTGAGGAAGATGATAGGCTTGCTAATGGAATACTTAGGATGCCACAAGAGTCTGAATTAATTAATTTTTTAATAAAGAATTCAGTTAAGTATGATAAAAGTAAGATTGTTTGGTCAGAGATTGGACCTTTGTTGGTAACCAATGGTGCAAAAAAGTTTGATGTGCTTAAGTATGCCCAGCCACCTGAAGTATTCTACCCAGTTCACTTCTGGCAATGGAAAAAAATTTGGGATAAAAAGTATTTACAAGAAGTTCTTGATAAGTGTGAAAATGCACACACTTTGCAAATATGGAATCAGTTTTTAAATAGAGAAGGCATAGACAAAAACAGACTACCCAAAGGTTCGGCAATCGAATATCTTTACAAAAAGTTTAGTTAAACATATCCAGTCATGTCATATTTAGTTGAATTTTGAACTGTTGATTTAGTTACATATATTTCGCATATGTTTCTTTTTTCCATTTTAATTGCATAAACATTAATCTTGTTGTGATAAAACAAATAGTTATCTATTGGGCTTTTCACTTTTTTCTGAACTTCTTTTAGCAATTTCTTTGCACCATTTTTGCTTACTACATAGCATAAACATGACCAAGACTGATAAACTTTGCAGACATTATCTTTGTCTATCAATAAACTTTCTTTATTTTTTTTATATCTTATATTACCAGTTGGTGGGGTGTATGCAGTAAAAACATCCCAATCATCTGGCAACTCAGCAATATACTCGATTAATTTTTCATTAAAATTATTATTTAAAACAATATCATCTTCCATTAAAACAATATAATCGTAATCAGATTCAATAAAATTTTGCCATGCAGTGTAGTTGCTTGCCCATATTCCTAACTCTCCAGGCTTCCATCCATCTCCAAAATGTCCTAGTGGATCTATCTTTAACTTAGAGTCTTTATAAAATGACTTTACATCATCTGTATTTTTTATAATAATTGTAGGGGTTTCAATTTGATCAAAATTTTGTTTAAGAGTTTTAATAGCAGAGGCAGTTAGGTTATTTCTTTTTTCCATAGACTTGCTTGGTGTTTCATCATGAAAAATTTTAAAACATCCTGCTGGTTTTATAACCTTTGTTGTAATATTACTATTTAAATTAAAAAACATGTCTTTAGAATATTGCTTTGATTTCTTTTTCCACCAGTAGTCTATATTGTTTTTTGAATCCATATGAAACTGATCATGTGCTGAATTAATAGAGTGTTTTGCATCAAGTATATGGGTAAACAATGGCATGGAATATGCATTTCCTAAAGCATATAAAATTACATCGGCTGCCTGATTGCTGTTTCCATAACTATCCAACCTATATTTTTTATCAATGTAGTGTAATTTAACTAAAGTTTTTGCATAACTTCTTTTAATTAAATAACAAGCCGTAGACCACTCATAAGACATTTTTTTATGTGTGTTAAACTTTTCTTTTTTATGTAAATTAAATGTAATAGGCTCATTTTTAATCATTATAAGTTGCACAATTTCTGCTCTTTTTGGTATATTAGATTTTACATAGTTCCAATCAAATGGCCAATGTTCAACGGTATCAAAACTAAAATCATCTTCCATGATTATTGCATACTCGCTATCAGATGTTTCAAGCCAGTGACTTAAAGCCTTAATATGAGATGTAATGCATCCTATCTCCGATGATCTAAGTTTTGGATACTTGCCGTCTATAATTTCTGATAGGTCGCTATTTCGTCCATCAATAGCCTCAATAACTTCGTAATCCTCTACCCCATATTTTTTAAATTGCTTCTTGGCACTCTCTAATCTATGGGAATGATCCTTTAGATTAATTAAATAAACAGGTCCAAAGTTATTTAATTTATCCACTCTTTGATATCCAAACCTGGTAATCCATGATGATTAAACTGTATTTATTTTTATGTTCACGCAAGAACTTATCTATACCTGGTTTTGGGGATAGACTTTTTTCTTTAGATGAGTGTGTCCATTGATAGTCATCAAAAGCCATTATTCCAAAAGGTTTTAGTTTGTCCCAAGAAAGAGTTGCATCTTTATAAACACCTTCTGCTGTATGGTCTCCGTCTATATATATAAAATCGTAATGACTTTGTTCTGCTGTTTTTAAAAATTCATGAGAGTAACCTTTTATTTTACATATATTAGGATAAACAGACATTCGCTTATCATAAAATGTTTCTAACTCATTCCAGTCAAACTCTTTATGTGCTTCTTCTTCTGATCCACACCAAGTATCAACATCAGTCAACCAAGAAGAATGATCTGTAAGTATATTATCTAACATCCACTCGGATGCGTCTCCTGTGTATGCTCCTATTTGCAAAAAATCTATAAGTGGCTTGCCTGCAAATCTTTTGGGTAGCACTAAATTAAAATAGTCAATAGCATTTTTTTCAAACCAGTTTGGATACCCCATACATTTATTATACCCTATCCTCTGATATACTATATATATGCTTATTAAAACAATATCACAGGACCAATTAAACAATGCTAAGTTATTTAAAAATAAAGAAGAGTATGCTAAGCATATACCCAAAGGCTCTAGAATCCTCGAAATAGGCACCCTTGCTGGCGACTATGCTGAAGTACTAATCAATGAGGTAGAACCTGCCTCTATTGACCTTATAGATGTGTTTGAAGCCCACGATTGGCCTGACTGTAATCGTTTTGATAAGCGTGGTCATTTCAAGTTTGTACAAAACAGATTTAAAAATGTAAAAAACATTACATACCATAAAGGCTATAGCAACCTAATAATGCCAGGAATGGGTAAAGAGTTTGATTATATATACATTGATGCTAACCATGACTATGAGCATTGTAAGGCTGATCTAATGAATTCCCTTCCACTTTTGGCGGAAGGTGGAATAATTGGATTTAATGACTATATAGTAGATAAAGACCATGGCGTTGACTATGGTGTTATTGAAGTGGTATGTGAGTTTCTAGACAAAAATAAAGATTGGGAAGTAGTAGGGTTTGCATTACAGGAAAATATGTATGCAGACATATACATTAAAAGGATTAGTTAGTGGATTTTGTTTATATATGTAGGACAGGGGATAATGAGGAACTGAGGTACTCAATTAGATCAGTGGTACATAATTTCCCAGAAGCCCGTATATGGGTCGTAGGAGGCAAGCCAGACTGGTATTCGGGGTATTATATAGAGGTTATGCAAAGTGAAAGCAAGTACACTAATGCACTCAATAATCTTAAGGCTGTATGTCAATCAGAAAACATATCAGATCATTTTGTATTAATGAATGATGATTTTTTTATACTAAAAAATATAAAATCGATTAAAAATTTTCATGGTGGATTTTTACAAGATAAGATAAATAAATATATAAGCATTAGTGGACACACAATGTATATTAGAAAATTAATATCAACTAATAACAAACTTGTTTCAACTGGTATTAACAATCCTTTGGATTATGAACTACATATTCCAATGATTATGGAAAAAAATAAACTACAGTTTATCTTAGATAAATATTCAACTTTTTTATGGCGATCTATTTATGGCAACTTGTATAAAATTCAAGGAGATATGGTTGAAGATGTAAAGATTTATAGCAACAATAAGTATAATGGCAGATCAAAATCAGTAACAGATGAATCTATTTTTATATCAACAGAAGATAAGTCTTTTGATATGATTAAAGATAAAATAATTAACTTGTTTCCAAATCCATCTATCTATGAGTCCCCTTGGCAGGAATCGAACCTGCGACACCAGGCTTAGAAGTCCTGTGTTCTATCCACTGAACTACAAAGGGATTGGAGCGGATAGCGAGAATCGAACTCGCACATTAACC